AAACTACTAACGGGCTAGTCCCGCTCCTACTTAATCTAAATCTACTAAACTAAGGGAGAACTAACAAGGTACTACAAGAGGGAAGCCTACACCATCTTGGCGTACCAGCAAGCCTTCATATAGGAATATGCAGGCATTGCCACGCCAGGCACAGTACTTTCAATTGCATCGGCCAATTCATTGTAGTCTTCCTCACTGCAATGAACAGCCAATCCCGCGACACTCCTCACCTTGTCAGGGAAAGTGCCGGGTCTCATGAACGAGAGCATCTGTTTTAGATTACTCATGCTCATCACGGGCTTGATGAGTTGTCCATGATTTTCATCTGGAATAAAAGCTCTTTTCAGAAAAGTGACATCCCAAATGGTAGATTCATCGGGGAATTCCCCGGCCTTGCTAGCAGGAGTCACTTTGTAGTTGGTATTGGAATGCAGCCAGTCAGCAAGGTCTTTTGGTTTGATGGGTTGAGGTGTAGAATAGACCACATCATCACCATAGGCTAGCATTTTAAAATTCTGAAAATCAATTGTATCAACCTGGTATGCACCCAGCATTGCAGCCCGAACAATGATGTTGTTAATCACTGTGTTTAGAATGCTGGTGCATGGACAGCCAGATGGAAGTCCCCCACGAATCCGGAAGTGTTTGCTCTCGTAGACGTGGTCCGAGTCAGACAGTCCATTCAAGAAAATCCTCACAGCTTCCTGGTCAAAACCGTACTTCGGAAGGAAGAAACGATCAGCCAGTAGGTTGAAGATCGCTGTGGGATGTGTTGAATCAAAAGCTTTGTAATCAAGGTCAAAAACATAGCGGTCAGTCAATTCAAAGAAGTAGCGCGTCCACGCCACATCTGGGTCACATCCAACTGCTGAGCCAGTCTCGATCCCATTGTGAGCCATCATGTTAGACATGAAGTTCTGCATCACCATTCTACCGGCAATGGCATATGGGAAAGGAGAGGCATCAACAATTCTGGTCTTTCCTTGTTTAATCTTTTCATTTGATCTCACTTCATCTTTAAGAAATGTCACAAATTTTGGTTTTTCTTCACCATAGAAGAACTTACGTGTTTCTTCTTCAAGTCTTTTTGTTGGGAAATACACTTTGCCCTCTGGTGTTTCTTTTGTCTCAATCAGGTCAACCCTATGAATGCTTTCCAAACAATAGGGGTACCCGACTGCTTTTGACATGTCCATAGCTTCAGAGATTCCGTCTCCATTCATAGCACGATACATGGAGACAACTCCGTTGTTCGTCCCAATCTTGGAGAAGAGTTCGTTAGCATACATGTCACAGGCAATCTCAAATTCCTTCGGTAGTTTTTCCATGTCAGACACATGTTTTTCAAAGAGTGCCTCATCGAGCACGACTCCATCAGCAAGCCGACGGTCATACTGTGAAAGCACTGCTGTTCCAGCCTCTGGTTTGAACACGTCAAACAAAGGAGATTTCTTAATCTGTGTCTTTCTGTTCACGGCAACCATTGGTCCAGGTCTCTCATCATAAATAATTCCCTGGGTGGTTGCTTCCTCAATCATTTTCCTGGAAATGAGAGTACCATATCCATTCACACCATTACCTGCAGAGTGAATTGCAATGATCTTAAGTTGTCCATTGCGACGCGCAGTGAGCGGTGCGCCGCAAAATCCAGCTCTAGTTGGTGTCTTGTAGGCAATGGTTTTGGGAAGGATTCCACAATCAGTGGTCAGGTGCTCAACTGCACGAAGCACTTCACCATGCCACATCATTTTGCGGAAGGCTGTTGAATTGCAGATGCCAACCAGAGTTTCACATCGTGGTTCCTCATCCACAAACATATTGCGGATGTCGCGGCATTGCATCTTAGGGACATCAATCACATAAAGATCATATGGCACACCCTTCTTTGTCACAAACCCAGAAATGGAACATTGGTCTCTTGTCTGTTGAATTCCTTCAATTTCAAGAATGTCCCAAATGTCCTTATCAAACTGGTGTTTGTTAATAAGGACCTTCCCATTGCAAATTTTCAAGGCAGTAAGCGAGCTTACTTCCTTTCCATTCCTCATGTAAATCACTGGGCAAGTATTCCTTTCAAGTAGTGATGCCTCAGCATCGGAGCGAGGTCCTTGGGTTTCAGCAATCTCTTCTGGTGTAATCGTCACAAATCTGGGTTTTAGTTCCTGTTCTTCACGTGCCTGCACCACAACCTTCTTGAGTTTCTTTGGTGTAGCACGTGGCATTCCTGAATATGGACCTTCAGCAACCGTCTTCTTCAACACAGGTGCCTTCCTTTTACAAGCTCCACAATAGGGTCCTTCCTCCTCAGGTTCAGTCTGGGTCTCCATCTCACATGGCTCATTCTTTCCTCCAAAGAGATAAGTAATGACATTAACAGCCATTGTAAGAATAGAGAAGAAGACCGGAACAAGAGCAATCATTGTGACGAACTCCTGAAAGGAGTTGTCCAATTCACCTTTCTTCTTATGGATGTCATAAATGGTGATCAATCTTCCTTGGTCTTCAGCCTGTGTGACAGTTCCAGTTATGGATTCTTCAGTAATTACAAGGCCCTGGCAGACGACACCTGCAAGCAGGTCAGTCATTTGTTCCTTCTGTTTCAATTGCCTCATCACTTTCTCATACACATCAAGCAGTGAAAAGGTCACGTTGATGCGTGTCTCATGAAGTTTAAGAACCCCAGAGTGAAGTATTTTGGGTGTTGATTGAAGACAATCTGGTTTAGGCCTACCAAGATCCTGACAGTTTTCCATTGCCATACCAAGGTCAAGGCATCCAGCTGGTGTTTTTAGTCCAGCAGAGACATCAAGTTCGAGGAAAATCCTTCTCTTTACTGCACCTGGATCAGCAATTGTGACTGGTCTGAAATCACCAAGGTTGGTAGTAGCAATAATTACAGGTGATGTAAAGCATGTCCCTTTGTCTGTCAATGAAGCTTGTGGTGTCACAAACTGGGTAGTTGAAACCATTTGGCAAAAAGTTGCAAAGTCCATGCCTTCTGGATTCTGCCCAAGATCATCCATGATCACAACAGTTTGGCCATTATAGCCATCCATGTGTTTTGAGTCTGGTGGGAGTGAGTAAACACTCTGTGTCCCAACCAGTGATTTGGAAATCATCTGAGCAAGGAGAGTAGCAGCAACAGTTTTGCCCTGTCCAGGTTTCCCTTTGAGGACAATAACGACGGGTTCAGTTCTTTGTTTGCCAGACATAGCATATGGCTTAAGCACACTATCACAATAGTTTGCAATAGACGTCCTGTTACACATACGTGCTAGTCTAGCAGCCTCTTGAATAATTGGAATCATCTTAGGTGCTGCTTTCTGGGCATTTGCATCTTTCTTTTCTAGTGTCTCAATAGCGTCAAGGAGTTCTGGCATCATCTTTGTCAGCTTCTTTTCTGGTGCCTCCATTTCCTGGTTTATCCAGCGTTGAAGCCAATCCTTAACGGTAAGGATCATCTTCAGTGCCCATTCACCGTTCTTCAGCATGTTGAAGACGGCATTGATGTCTGAAACACCTTGAGTCTGGGCAAGTGGTGGTGCTGGTGTTGTGAAAAACTTCTTCAGCTTTGCTTTGATGATTTCAATGATGTCAAATGGATCACCAAAGGCAATGTCAACTCCAAGAAGACCAATAACCACCGGATCCTGAGTGCGGTAAGCAATCACAAGATAGCAAAACATTCTTAGAACTTTCCTCACAGTGGTCATCCATGCCTTCACTGCTTTGACAGCATCCACAGCATAATCGGAGAGTTTTCTGAAATTCTCCACAATGTCTGCAAATGCATTTGTGGTGCGTGCAACACCAGCAGCAGCTTCTTCAGCTTGCCCCACGGTGTTTGAGGCATGCTTGGCAGCATCAGCAAAACTTCCAAATACACCACCACTGAGCCAATTGTAGAGACCTTCAAGTCCTTGCGCTCTAGCTGTTTCAAAAGGCACACTCAGTACAACCGGTCCTGGGTTTGATTCCACATCACCATCAAGCAACACACTCCTATGTGCTGATCTCTGGATGACATAATCTTCATCAACCATGAGTTTAGCTCTTGAATTAGTTGGTGTGGCACCTGCATTCTTCAATGGTCTTGGAACATAGCCCTTGAAGTTCTTCAGGCGAATGTACACTTGAATGTACATTGGGTCTGGGCTATAAGTGGCAATCCGAAGAGTTCCAAATGAAGCTCCTGGAGCCACATTTGAAAGGGCTGTCCTTTCAAAATCAGCATATCCAAAGTATGTTGTTGGGATGACACTTAGTGGTGATGTGTATGGTACCACAAACGACACTGGTTCATAGGAACCACTAACCATAAGTGGCACAGGTCCAGTATTCTGGATCATCCCACCACTGACAATGGGATTGTCATCTGTGGTGGGTACAGTGGCACCAACAGGGTAGAATTTAACCAAGACCCTCGGGCACACTGGCCTACCGGTTGTGTTTGAAGGGGCATTACCAAATGGCATCACAGTCACTTCAAGATCACATTTGAAGTAGGTAAGTGCACTCAACCACCAGTGCAGCTCCCTGTTCACACCACCATTCAACAATTCCGTGATTGTGAGTGGCACTGTGGCGGTTGCTTTACCTGGCATAGTGAGTTGTGTGAGGCCCCAAGAACGGTCAAACACGAATCCAAGTCCAGTGTGTTGGATTTCACCGCTAAGCGGCTTGGCAGCGAAATCCTCTTCAGCTGTTGGATTTTCAGAAGCACCTTCCTCGGCGTTGTCCAATCCTTGTGTCTTTTCTCTGACCTCAGTAATGTTCCTATAACAGAAGTCCTGTCCAGCAGACACAAAAACGAGTACGTCAGAGCGCTGTGGTGTGTTTGCTGGGTAGGTCAAAGCTGTGTACTGAAACACAGTGAACCAACCATCGACGCTAAGTGTCGAGGTTGTGCCAGAGAAACACAATCTGAAGTCAGAAACTGAGATGAAAGGAATAGTGAAATCATAGGATGATTGGAGTCCCAAATCCCAAATGGCATAAGTGGCTTGCATCGCTTCAGCAATGGTGTTTGGACGATCTGCACCTGGTGGAGTGTATGCCAGAAGGAATTTCCCTTTCACCATAGCAGCGCCGGTGAAGCACAACATCACATTGATGGATCCCCTATACTGCGTATAGCGGTAACCAAGCTGACCAAGTGGTGTGTAGCGTACATGGTCAGATGCAATGGTCACATCCATTTGCAGTAGTGGAGTATCACTCCGTGTGTTATTTGCTGTGAAATATCCACGGATTGAGCCATCTTCAACCATTGAGATTAGGCACGGTGTTCTTGCCCATTCAAGGTAATTGTGCACTTCACCGGGAACAAAGTCAGATGTTGGGTTGAAACCAAGTCCGTAGACTGGTGTTGTCTCATCTGGGATTGTGGTGGCGAACATTGACTGGTTCTCCCTAATATGCACTGGCATTCCTTGTGCCACCTGTGGTTGCCTTAGCCCATTGTAGACAACATCTTTTGGTGTAATCGTGGCAGAGATGTCTACCGTGGGAGAGGCTCCAGTAGGGATCTGTAGTGGTGTCAGTACCACAAACAAAAGAGCCCACTGGCAATGGTAGCCGTAAGCGCCAGTTGGAACAAAGTTCATGTAAGGGAGGATCATATCAACGCTGGTGTTGGTGCGACAGTTGATCAGTTGATGTGGGAACAGGAAGAGACTTTCTGGTCTCACATCAGTCGAGAATGTCTGCCATGTTGTTGTCCTTTGGAACGAGTCCAAGAAGGAGGGTTCAGGCCCTGCCCACACACCGATGCATCCTGCATGGAAGTGTGATGTGTTTAGCTTTGCCTGGATCTTCCAACCACATTTTAGTGTGTAGTGTCTGTTTGCGGTGACACCAAACACACCGGTCTCTTCAAGCCCACTGGGAAAAGGTAGAGCCAAATAAACATACTCTACCTGTGTCTGTTCCCAGGTCCCAATGTATTGTACCAAGTTCCTTTCATGTGCGGGCTCCCCGGTAGTCGGGGCCTCAGCACATGATGTTATCTGGTGTTTAGATCGCAGTTGATGGTAAGCTACCAATGTACCAACACTGGATTGTGTTGTTACCTTAATATTACCCTCAGTATCTTCTGTGATCCTATCTGGGAGCTCAGTTGAATCTTCTGTGTCAGGGTCCATCAGCATTAGTGGAACAAGATTGGAAGCCATGTTAAAGCCAGTTGTCACAAAGTTCATGTGGCTGTTGTTGGTGTGGTTAGAGGCAGCTTGATTGCCACCACCTGACCCGCCAACTGACAAGGGAGCATTTGACATGTCCACAGAATTTTGGTATTGCTGGTTATAATAATTATAAACATTGATACCTTGATTCTGGGAACCATTCACATTTCCCTGTTGTGGCTTTGACTGTCCACCACCTTGTGTGAGGGCTGATTCAGTCTCAACAACTGGGAGTTTGTGATGTCTCATAAACCATTCATGATGCCTGCGGTACAAGTGCTGTAGTGGAAGCCTTGAATCGTAATTGCCTGCGAAGGATGCCTTCTTGAATCCTGGCACAGTGTACCAGTAAACAGAAGTCTCAGCAAAGCATTTCTGATCCAGCTGTTGTCTCACCACTTTATGCAGCAAGTCTGTTGCGCGTGGCATTGTGAAATTCCTTCTATCTGTTCTCCATATGCAGGCAGGAATGCTATACTGTGCAAGTTGGTATACACAGCGATTGAACTCCGGGTCTTTCTCAAAATGTTCAATCAGCAGAGCCTGCATGTAACACATGGGTTGTTCCATGATTTCAGCAACCTTTGTTTTTGTCCATCTAGGACGGACAATCTGGTGTTGTTTGACACTTTTTGGGGTCCGCCATTGGGCAGGTACCATTTGCAACATGTTTATACCCGCAGAACCAACAACAGGCTTCCCAAAGTGTCTCCAGTTCTTTGTGCAATAAGTCCTGTCATCATCAAACACAATCCAGTAATCATTCTCTTTTGCAACAACCCGGACATGTGGCACTTCATAGGTAGTATCATCATAAAGCACCATCACTGGGAGCTCGTAAGCATCCCACCAGTATCCAAGGTCTGCATCAGCTCTGACATAGCGGTGTTTGTAGATTGCACCTTCAGAATCGTTAGCCCATGATCTGCTAAGAAGCAAGACCAATGATTCAGGATGTCCACCGATGTCAGTTCCAACTCTCCATCCCAAGATGTCTCTTGTTGCCTTGTAAAAGGATTCAATCACATCTGGGTTGTGTGGAAGCTGATCAAAGAGCATGACCAGATCTGGTTCTCCAACCAACCTGAACAACTGTCTGGCTGAGTTGAACCAGCAGTTGCCATTGAAGTTTTCGAAACCAGCATACCTGTATTCTGGGTGTTTAAACCTTTCCATGTGTTCGTTGAATGCCTGCTTCTCATAGGGGCATGTCCACATGACATTGGAACAATACTCCTCAGCGTCATCATCTTCATAGAGGGTGAGGTATTTCGCAGCTAGGCTGTTAACTACAACCTCGTCTGTTTCATTCTCACGTCCCTTGATGACAATCACACCATATTTCCTGTTGTTAAGAACTGGTGTGGAGCATTCACAAACCTCTTCAACACAAATGCATCGGCTTTCAAGAATCTTAATCAATTCAGCAGAATCCATTGTCAAATCCTTTTCAAGTGTAGCAAGTGTAGTCAAGATGTTTGAACTCTCTGGAATCGTTGTAAAATCGCTTAGTTCAACAGTATCGTCAATGACAATACCAATAGTTGTAACCATGAACGACTTTGCAAACAAAATGGAAATAACGGAAATTTCCCAATTTCCGGGTGAGCTTAGACGCTTTTTAACTCTGTGTTGTCAGTGTAAAGCACCAACTCAAGAGCACCTCCTCAGATCTCATAAAATGAGGTACCTAGAGGCCATCCTTCGGCTCACAATACAAGAATCCTTCCGGTCTCTCATGTCATGTTATCGCTTGTTTCCTCAACAAAGCTAGGCTGGGGTTGCCGTCTCACAGGTCTTGCGACGTGCCTTGTGGGCCCAGAGGCTCATGTTACCATGAGGGGTAGTCCGCTGGCTGTGAGTCCACGCTACTGGTAGCTTTGAAGTATCTACAAGTTTCCCAATCGACAATCGATCAGTAGTATCTTGTATCCCTCAATCCAAGTATTCAAGCCGCTAGAAACCCTAGCAGATACTCGGTAGAAAGAATTAGGGCAATGAGGCCTGCCCCTCTACTTACATAGACATAAGCAGATTGGATAAGTTCCTAGATCTTACATCATCATCATGACTACGCGCATCGGTCTTATTCCAAGCGGTTTCGACCAAATTACGTCCTTATCAATCAGATGAGGTCTATAACTTAGAAGAGGTGATATAGCATCTCAATCTCGCCATTAGCTATATCGTTGCAATTTGAGGGGGGGGGGGGG